TCTTCTCCGCCTTTTTCGCTTTGTCCTGGCTGGCCTTGAGGCGCTTTGCCAGGTCGGCCTGGTATTCGGCATTGCGCTTTGCTTCAGCTCGCAGGGTGGTGATGGTGGCCTGGCTCTCGGTATTGGCCTTGATGGCGTCATCCTTGGCCTGGGTCTCAACCCGCTTCTCTTCGCGAAGGTCCTCAACCCGCAGTTGCTGAATGCCAACCAACAGAAGGCCCACCAGCGCGATGATGATTGCCGCAGCGATCGCCTTCATGCCGAGTCCGCCTTTCTGCCCAGGAATCGGATGATCATGTCCCTGATCGCCGTTACGCCGATGAAGCCAATGGCACCACCAGCAGCAACAGACAAGCTCGGCGGCCAGGTCATCCACTCGATAATGCTGCTGGCCGACAGGCTGAGAGCACCGCAAATCAGCGCCTCCAAAATGATCCGCCACTTGTTTGGCTCTTTGGCTTCGTACAGCACCCGAAGAAGAGTAATCGTGACGGCCATGATTGCGCCCTGCCATAGCGGGTTCGAGAGGGCTAGCCAGATCTGGGCCCACGTGTCTGGCTTGTCTGGCATGGGTGGCATCCGGATTGCCTCCCTCTCGGGGAGATTGATAAATCCGGCCCCATCAGCACTCCCGGCCATAGCAACGGGTGTGGTGGAGCCGAAAACGAAAAAGCCCCGGCGGATGCCGAGGCTATATGAACTGTAGAAAGCAAAAAACCCAACTCATGGTCGGGCTTTGCTCGCGGAAAAACCGCAAAGTAACGAGAAATCTATATGCAGGGACCGGGGCTGTCAACTCACTGGCTTGCTCTTTCTGCCGGTAACGACGATTGCCACATAGAGGCGGCCTTAAGCGGCCCCACTCGAAGCTGCATTAATGACCCCTCCAGAGACTTAAGCTCCGTCACACGAAACTTCGGCCCGACCTCAAATCCGTGCCTTTCACCAATCAAAACTTGGTCACCGTAAAAGCCTAAAACTACATAATCGCCAGCTACCCAATAATAATCATTAGTTGACGCATATTTACTTCCCGCGGCGGAAAAGCACAACAAAAAAAAGGCAGCCCCACATAGATAGTATATATACCGACTGGTCGCATGAAAGTTCTTGATAAATTGTTGTTCTTTTTCGTCATCCTGACCCAAATCATTAGTAAACTCTATCGTGAACTGTTTAATAACCAGAGCAGAAAATATCCCGATAAAGATAAACACACCAAATATCCAACGCCACATAGGCGTCATCGACAGATTGAAAAGAATCAGAGCCCCATAGGTGAAGGCAGCAGCACCCAAAATCACCTTTCGTCGAGGCGAAGCGAACTGCACTCCCGAGATGATAACCACCATCAGGAACGTGACCATTATTGCCGGATAAACTGTCTTTACGACAGGCAGAATCCCGAAAGAGGATATCTGCAGGAACTCAATAGGCGCTCCAAAAAATATGAGTCGACCCATTTCATAGAATGCGAACAATACATAAGCCAGCGGGCCAAGCACCGCCGCAGCTGACAAAATGAAAGTCACGAGTTTTTTTCCATCCTGCATTTCTTTTCCCTGAAATATTGGTGAATCTCTGACGAAGCAACTTGGACTAAATTTAGGCAGCGTGCCGCTTAGATTCTAGCGCGCCATCGACCCAAGCGACACCTGCCTTCCAAAGTTGGCGAGTCTTCTCTTCGCCGAAACCCAGCTTCTTGCCGACCTCCATAAGCGAAGTGTCGCGGGTGGTGTAGTACTTCATCAGCACCTGACCGCATTCGGGATAGCGCTTGAGCAGCCGCCCCATCAATCCATCGATCATCAGCGCGTCGTCGTCGGTGATCATCGGCGAAAGGATGGTGTTTTCGCGAGAGGCGCAGCAGGACACACCCGAGCCTAGGACAACCCAGCGGCCCCAGTGCTCCAGCAGATCCTCGGCGGTACGTTCTTTGAAACTCGGTGTGAAGGCCATGGCTCAATCCCCTGTGAAGTTGGTGCCGCCGGCGCCGCGGCGGTTGTTTTCGTTGTATTGCGCTTCAGCACCGGAAGGCTTGAAGCAGTTGAATTTCTCTATCTGGTGCTCGGCAGCCTGGAGCCGAATGCTCAGCTGCGTCACCAGCACCGCCAGCGGCAGCGCCTCACCAGTTTCAGCGGTTACCCACCCTGAGGCGTTGCACTGCACGCAGGCCAGGTCGTGGAAGACACCCTTGATCACCGCACGACCACGGCATGCCGGGCACTTGGCCAGGTCGAGCTGGGCGGCGCGGAATGCTGGGCCGTGTAACCTCTTCATGCCTTCACCCAGCGGCGAACAACAAGCTCACACCCTGACATCAGCGCGACGCCGTTGCATTTACCGACATGCGACTTCCGAGACCTGCATCCGCAATGGCAAAGCTTGCGGGACTTCGGTACCAGCGCCTCCATATAGCGGATGTGCTCAGGCAGGCCGCCGACCTGGCCCCAGCCCTCCATTCCGCCGCGCATTGCAGCTGACCTCGCTGCTGGAGACAGCGAATTCAGGTCGGTCTGGGCGGGGTCACTGCTCTTTTTCATCATTTTTAAACCTCGCCTATGGTTGATTCTTGAATGGCCTTGCAGCCCTTATGCGCCGTGGCCTCCAGCGAATTACCGGAATCTTCAAATCTAAAGCCGGTCAATCCGTGAATCGCTGCAAAGCCTTTCTGATCTAGATGCGCGTGCCACTGCTCCAGGGCATCACGCTTGCGACTCATCACGTCCGACTGGATGTACACCTTCACGTTGTGCCCCATGGCGTGGTTGATCAGCAGCTCGCCAATCAGGTGGTCGATGCCGAGATCTGCCCAGCCTGTGCGGGCCACCTTGCGCAGGTCATGACTGGTCCACTCGCCCTGCCCCAATCGACGGAACACGGCGCAGCCCTGAGCCTCGCCCAACGCCTTGCCGTTGCGCGCCGGGAACATGCATTGACCCTCATAGCCTCGGATGTACTGACCTTCGCGGTACTGAGTCAGCAGCGCGCACACCTGCTCGGTCAGGGGCAAGTGATGCTCGACACCGGTTTTTGTGTTCTCGGCCGGGATGAACCACTCGCGTTCGGCAAGGCTGATGTGCGACCAGCGGGCCATCCGGGTTTCGCCGATCCGCGTGCCGTGACAGAGCATCATCAGCGCGAGCATCGAATCAAGCGGGGCAGTGACCATGACGTCAGCCAGCTGCCCAAGCAGACCTTCCAACTGCACACCGCGAAGACGGGATGGCTTGATGCCGACCTTCGCCTTGGAGAAGTCGTTGAACCGAATCGCGGCCATCGGGTTGGACGTGATCATCCCCAGCTTGGCCGCCTGCCGGAATGCCAAAGCCAGCAGTTGGAATGCCGAACGCACGTAGTCGATGGAAACCGTCTCCTGAAGCGGCCACATCAGCAAGTTATCGAGCGCAGCCTTGTCGATGGCGATCAGGGGAAGGTCGCCCAGGCGCGGTTTCAGGTGGCACTTGATCAGCGACGCACCGGTGTTCTTGCGCTTGGCGGACAGGTTGCGATCGCGCGACATGCGATCGGCGAACCAGTCCAGCAGTTCGCCGGCGTTGTTCCATTTGGATAGGCTCGCCCCTTCGCCAGCGGCCAGGCGCAGACGAATCGCCGGGAGCGCAGCGACCACCTGGCTATGAAAAAGCTCAGGGTAAGTGCCGATGTGGTTCCACTCCCCCTTCAGCACCAGGAACCATGAACCGCCATTGCGGGCCTTATTGAAGCGCAGGTATAGGCCCTTGTTCTCGAGGTCACGCAGATCCTGCACGTTGCCCGTGGCCTGCCGTTTGATTTCAGCCTGGGTAATCTTCACGGCGGCAGTCGTCATGCGGGCACCTCCCGCAACTTCTGTTGTTCTGGGGTGAAGTCGCCGCGCAAGGGCATCAGATTCTTTTCGTGCTTGATTGCCCACTCACCACGGAAGCGGCACATCCACCCCCCAATGCCCGCAGCCGGGCGGAACTGATATTTCTTCCCAGTCGCCGGGGAGACCACCACCTCACCTGGCAGCACGAATCGAACGAGTTCAGCCGTCTGGCCCATGTACCCTCCGGATATCACCAGTGCCAGGTCGCCGGGCTTGAAGTTATGGCTCATGCTGCAGCCCTCGTTTGTGGTTGAAGTAGGTAGGCGCGGATCGCCTCAATGGCGTCGAAGTGCCCACGGCAGACGATGGCGAGGTAACCCTGATCGGTCAGCGCCTGCAGGTAAGCGTCCTGGGCCGGGGAAACAGCGGCGTCATGCGGCGCGGTAGCCTTGAACTCGATGTACAGCCCGAAATACCCGCCGCGGGCCATCGGCAGCACAAGGTCAGGAACACCGGCCTTCACGCCCTGCTCTTTCAGCTTGACCGCCACCAGCTTGTGCCGGTGCCCACCGTTTGGGACGTGGAAGATCAGCTTCGCGGCGGCGGGATAGCGCAGGCTGATTTCCTTGATCAGGGCTGCCTGCTCCAGACCTTCCCGGTCCACGGCCTTGGCACGCGCCGGCTTCACGGTGAACGTCTTCAAAGTTTCACCTTCCCTTCGCGAATGAGGATGTCCTGGGTGCGCATGACGCCCTCGGCCAGGAATAAACGGATCTCGTACTTGGTCAGCTCGCCAGGTGCGCGCAGGCGCCCGTCGGCGATGTCGTGGCAGTAACCGCAGGCCCAGGCGGCCTGGAAGTCGTTAGGCTTCATGCCCATGCCGCAGGTGCCGGCCAGGCGGTAGTGCGCCAGGACGGTGGTTGACGGCTCGCAAGAGCACCCAGGGAATCGGACCTGGCACTCTCGATCCCGGGCGGCGGCGGTGAGTCTGCTCATCGTGAACCACCTGCAAGCGCCGCGCGAAGTTCGGCGATAGCGCCCTTGCCGACCTCTGGGGTGATTCGCCCGTCGACCTTTGCGGGAAGCGCCTTGGGCATTGGCTGAAGCGGCAATCCATCGAGCAAGCGCCGAATGGTGATCGTGTAGTTCCGGTCGAACAGCTTGAGGCTGAGCGCAGCATCGAGTTTGTTCAGGCTCTCGAAACCGCATTCTTTGGCCGCGTGCCAGACAGCGTCGTGCGACCACCTGCCCTGCCCCGCCATGCTCGGATGGGCGTTTCGAACAGCTTCACGGTGTGCAGCCGCCAGCGGAGGAAGCCCGAGCATTTCCGGGGTTGGCTTGCACCACTCGATGAACTGCCCAGGGCTGGGGATGAAATCAGATACCTGCTTGCGAGCCTTGATCATGCCGAATTCAATCTGCCCCTGAGTGCGGATGCCTTCATCGAGGAACGCCTGCATCCACTGGACCTTGGCGGCGCGGTAGGTCTCCTTGTCCGGCCACGCCTGCCTCCAGGCCGAACGAATCAGTCGCAGTTCGGTGAACAGGTCGTTGATTGCCACGGCCATCTGGCGGCGACCTTCGTCCTGGGGAGCCTGAATCTCGTCCTTCGGGATAAACTCGCCGGCGGCGGGGTTGGCCCAAAGGCCCTGGGTTACTGCGGCGACCTGTTTCATCACGATTGCACCCCGTTCTGCCAGTCGATGCTGTCGTCATCAAAATCGGAAGCGGCCGGGGGCTTCTGGCGGATAGGGGTGACGTTGTTGGCTGCCGCACGGACCTTGTCGTTGTTGACCCACTTGACCAGCATGCTGACCCACTCAGCCTGGGTATTGACCTGCCCTTGAGGCTCGTAATGAGCGGTAAAGGCTACGCGCACCTCCTCGGTGAACAGGTCGCGGGCCAGCCCACGGTGGAATGCGTAGGTGGTGAGCAGCTTTTCGTCAGGCACCCAGTCGAGGGTCATCTCGCTGGGCATACGAGGGTCGACAGGCTCACGCGCAGAGAGAGGGTCTTTATTCTTCTCTACATCTTCTTTAGGTAACGCGCCGCTAACGTTCGCAGCGTTACCTTTTGCGTTACCGGCTTTGTGGTTTGCCACCCGTTTAGCCGTGAGAAGCCTGTTTTTAGCGGTCTTGCCGTTATGCCGGTCAAAATGCGGAAGGCTTATCACCCCTTCCGCTTCGAGCATCCAATCGACAGACTTCATGTGTTCGCAGAAACCGGTAACGCCAACCAGACGGTCGAGTAACTTTTTACTAACGCTCGGAGCGTTACCGTTTTCGGTTTGCTGATCGAACCATCCCCATACACGCATCAGCTTGCCGACCACAGCATCTGGGTCGATGTCAGCCAGGTCCGCGATCTGGCAAACCTCGGGTTTATCCAGGGTGGTGAGTTCGAATTTGATCCAATCGCCGGCCATTACGCGGCCTCCTGCAGTAGTTCAGCGAGGCGTGTAAGCCCCTTTGGGGTGATCATTGGGTCGAAGGCCGCGCGATCGATACCGGTCTCGGGATCAGGCTTCAACGCAGTGACCTTATGGGTCATGAACCCGGAGGTTATGCGGGGCTGGTATGCGACCCATCGCTTGCAGCCGTGGCGGCGAAATATCCAGCGGTGCTGTTCAAGCCAGGCGAATAGTCGAGATGGCGCCACACCAAGTTGCTTGGCGGCATCAGTGATGCAGATAGCCCCGCCGGCGGCGGCAAGCCGCTTGATGGCGGCCACCTTGGGCGCCTGATCTGAAACCAATCGCTGAAGCTCTCCGTTTCTGTCGGCGAGATCGGCGGCAAGGCGCAGTGCTTCTGGCAGGGACTGAGGAATGGAGACGTGTCGTGACACGCTTTCAAGTTCGTGCAAACGTGTCACGACACGATGACGAAGCGGGACGCTGTAGCCGGTCAGCAGCGTCATGACGAGATCCGGCGGAAGCAGGTACTCGGTTTGCTTGCGGTTGGAGGAGTCGAAATAGATGCATCCAAACTTGGATGCATCTAAGTTTAGCTCGGTCAAGTTGTGTTTGATGTCGCGCACGACGTGGTGATGCTGCTTTCCGGTTAGATCAGCGACCTCCCGGCTTGACATCGTTACGGTATTGCTTGGAGCGACGAGTGTGTTCATAATGGCCCCACAAGTTTTATTGCTGTTGAAAGAGCCGCCCTGCCAGGCGGTTTTTTTATGCCTGAGATTCAGGCGGCCTTGAGCGATTCGCGCAGGATGTGCAACGCATCGATGGCTTCCTGAATAGCTTTCTCGCCCTGGGCTTTTTCGTGCTGGCTGATGTGGTTGTCAGCAGCCGCGTCGAAGATCAAGCGACCAACGTCACCGCACTCGGCGGACAGATGGCCCAGGGCAACCATCAATGGCTTGGCTGCCGGCTTCTCACGGGCAACGAGTTCGTAGCCAAACTTGTCAGCGAGGGCCATCAGCGGCCGCATGTCGCCGGTGTGCAGCAGGACGCCGAACAGATGCTCAATCGTCAGGTGGTGAGCGGAGTTATCCGGGTTCGAGCGCTGAAGCAGGCTCACATGCGCAAGGCACATCTTCCCGGCCAGCTCCTCTGCCCCACTTTCCTTGATGGTGGTGTGGCAAGCCCTCAAGAAATCTTCCATTCGTAAAACCTCAAATTTGTTTCCGTGGTAGCGGCC